AACCATACCTTCTGCTTCTAAATCTGTAATTGGATTTTTATTTTTAGTTGCATATCTTTTAAATAAAGCTTTAGTATTATTTATAGAATCTTGAGTTGGTTTATATTTAGAAAAAAAACCTGCTTCTGAATCTTCAAATATTTCAAATGTGTTACCTATATAATTTTTAACTCTGTTACCCATTATTTGTCTTAAATCTCTAGTAATTCCTACAGGTAAATCTATTTTAGCACCTGGACCAGATGCAGTAATTTCTAATAAATCATTAAATTCATTTCTAGTTTTATTTAAAACTTTTAATAAATTGTCAGTAACAATTATTCCTTCTTTTTTTCCTAATCTACTGACAACAGTCTTTTCTATCATATTGGATAAATTAGAATCTAAAGGAGCATTTAAATTTCCTTCAAATAATATGTCATCTAAAATTTTTAAAAAAGCTTTTCTTTCTTCAACGCTAGATGCATTAAAAACTTTTCTAAAATCTGGAAAAATTTTATCAACTTCTTTATCTATACGGGATACCATTTCTTCAGAAAAATTAGTATCTCTCATTTGCCTTGCTTTTTGTGTTTGTTTTGCAACAGCAATTTGTTCAGGTTTAGTACCTCTAAATCTAAATACACTACCTAATTTATCTAATCCTCTCTCTATTTTAGAACTACTATAAGCTAATTCTTTTCCTCTTTTAGCTAATGCTTTAGCACCAGCTCCTACACCATAAACAAATGGTGTAAGTAATATAGATTCAGAACCAAATTTTAATCTATTTGCTAATTTTCTTGCTGCATCTTCTGAAGGATCTTCAGTAATTTCTCTATTTAATTCTGTAGGACCTCCTTCAAATAAATCTCCAAACGTTCCTATTTTTTCTACATCAGCAACTAATGTTTCTCCAGCTGCACCGCCTGCAACAATTGCTGCAAATCTTTGTTTACCAGACAATTTATTTAATTGTTTTGTTTTATCTAAACCTTGTTTTAAATTTTTAGCTTTAAAATTTAAATATTTACCGGCTTTTTTTGCTTTTAAGGCTCTAGCTGCCATTGTTGCTGCTTTTGCACCTGCACCACCTGGTATAGCTATTTGAACAAAAGCTTCTGTTAATTTACCTACTGCTCTTTGTTCTGCAATTTCTTCAAAAGGATTTAAGTCATCAAAAAATTGTTCAACAGATGCTGCTGTATCTGTATCTACACCTAGATCAATTAACTCTGCACCTAATGATACAACTCCTTCACCTACTTTAATAACACCAGATGCTAAACCCGCTGTAAAAGCAGTAGCACCACTAACTTCATTATTATCTTCTGCGTCTGGTAATTGAATATCTGTTTCATCTATACCTGTGTATAGATTTTTATTTATATCTTTTTCGTTCTCATCTTCTTTTTCTTTTTTCTTTCTATAAGAATTTTTTAAAGTTGGGTTGTATTTAGGATCGTATGGATCAAAAGCCATTGTGTCTCCTACTGATCTACATCAATCGGCTTATACCCATCTGACGGATCTAATGTTACAAAATCTAATCTACCTTGTCCAACACTTACTCTTTTTTTCCATTGGCCCATAGTTGCATCATAAAAAATTTGACCTGGTTGTACATTATTTAAATTAGGAACAAATTGAGTTGCACCTTTTTTTCCTATATCTTCATAATCTATTTCTATTAAATTATATTTTATATCTTCAGGAGCTTGCATAACAAAATCTGTAGTTTTTCTAGAAATGTCATCTGCTTTACTACCTTTAAATTTACTAATAATTCTATCGCCTGCAGCATTTACTAAGTTATCTCTCATTTTTTCAACTTGAGTTTCATACAATTGAGAATTATATATGTCTTTACTTTGATTTTTAATGTTAGCTAATTTTTCGTCATGAGCTTGTTTAGATTTCATATCTGCAAGAGCTTGTAATCTATCTTCTGTAGATCTTTCATTTTCCAAATCAAAAGCTAAAGCTTTTTCCATAGAAGATCTTTTTGATGTATCTCTATTTTCTAAATCTGAAAACAATCTTTCAGTTGGTTCTTGGAATGCTAATGCTGTATTAGCTAATGCAGATCCACCTCTTGTCTCAGAAAGTCCTCTTAGTCCGCCAGAAATTAATAATTTAGCTACTGGATCAATTCCAGTTTGTGGGCTCTCTTGTATAAATTCTCTATATGCTTTAGCTGCGTCACCTTCTGCATAATTTTGTCTATCTTGAATACCAGACATAATGCCATTCATATTAGTCGATCCACCTCTAAACATAGGTCTTCTAAATACTTTAGCCATTATCTCAATGCCTTATATATACCAGCTAATGTTGATCCTACATTTAATGCTGTTTGTGTAGCTCCTACATTAGGAGTAGCTGTTTGTGTAGTTTGACCAGGATAACCTGCAATCATTTGAGTTACACCTGAACCATAAGCATTTGCTGCTGTTAAACCTTGTTGTAATTGTTGTTGAGCTAATTGTTGTTGTGCACCTAATTGAGCTTGTTTCTGTGCTTGTACACCAGCCCCTAGAGTAGATAATCCTGCAACTTGAGTTCCTAACATACCTTGAGTTCCTGAGGCCAGACCCATTTGTTGTTGATACTGTTGACCTGCTGCTTGATTAGCTTGACTAAATCCTTGTTGTAATAATTGTGCTTGTAACTGTGCTCTGTTTCTATTTGAGTTAGATGCATATTCAGCTTCAGCTACACCTTGTCTTGCACCACCAAAGGCACCTGCTTGCATAGCATTTTGTCCAATACCTGGTAATCCTTTTTGTGCTTGAAGATCATAGTCCTGCATAGTTGTATCAATTACGTCCTGTTGATAAGGAGACATAAATGATTTGTAACCTTGAGGTCCTGTTGCAGCTTGTGCTGCATTTAAAAATGGTTGATAAGATCCAATACCTTTAGTTGCTTGTTGAATCGCTGCTTTTTGCAGTGGATCCATTCCAGCAACAAATTGTTTTCCATATGATTTAGATAGATCAGCTGCACCAAACTTACCTGCAGCTTTACTTAGTTGGCCAAGATAAGTTTTACCGGCTCCTTCAATATACGTTGCTGGTAATACTCTAGTTTCTGTAACTGCCATTATACTCTCCCACCTTTTTCTAATTTTTTCATCATGTCGTACATACGTTGTGCACCTTCATTAACATCTCCGTCACCCATTCCTCTTACAGCATCAGCTGTAAATACAAATTCATTATTAGCTAACATAGCAGGGATATCATCTGCTTTTTCTTTTGCTCCAACTGGAGGTATAAAACCACCTGTTTCTCTAAGATCTAATTCTGTAACTCCGGCAGGATTTTGATTTAACATTAAACCTTCTATTCCTGCAGCTTGCATTGCGTTTTGTTCAGGTTTACTTCCCATAGCGAAACCCATTCTACCACCCATAGCTGCCATATTTCTTTGGTCATTTTGCATTTTAACCATTTCATCTATCATCATTTCAATTTGAATTATTTCTTCTTCACTTAGTTGATTTAGAGGTTTACCAAATTCCTGCATAGCTATTGTTTCCATAACTTGATTTCTTTCATCCATTGGATCTGGTGCTGATGCCATCATACCCATTTCAGGAGTACCTTCATCATAACCCATTCTACCACCATAAGCAGAATCTTCTCTATCAGACATAACTGGTTCACCTTCATCTCTTTGAAAAGCTTTTTGCATTATTGTTAAAGTATCTATGTCTAATGCTTCTATGTCCATTCCTAAATTTCTTAAATAATCTGTAAAAGTTTTACGACCACCATCACCATAACCAATTCTACCACCATCAGCTAATTTTTGTTTAAGTTTACTTTCGTAATTGATACCACCAATATACTCATCGTCTCCTCCAGTATTATTTCCAAAATCAGGTTTAAATGCTATTTTAGTATCGCCAATGCTTGGGCCAGTGTAGCTTGGCATAAATATTTTATCCATGTAAAGTTTACTTACTCTATCTAATAAATTTGAATCTCCATACAAATCTTTAAAAGAATATTGTTTATCTAAAAAACCTTTTTCAAATAATTCTTTAGCTCCTTCTACTTCTCCTGAAGCTTTTACTGCTTGTAACAAACCATGGTCTCCTTCCATAAAATTCATGTTGTCTGTGTCATATCCTCTTTCTTTTAAAATTTGTAAACTGCTATCTTTTTCAGATCCCAACATATCCGCAACAGGATCATATGGCATAGCAGGAGCTGCAATAGCTTCAACTTTATCACTATCTGATTTTAAATAATCTAATACATTTTGATATAATTTATCACCTTCACTTTGTTCTGGTGCTGGTCTTCTTTCATCTATTCCAGTTCCTGGTCCTCCTGGTAAATTTGTAATAGGTCTATCCGGAAGTGGAACAGGTCCTGAAAAACCTGGTGAATTTTTTGGTGGTTCAATAAATTCACCTATTTCACCTGGAGTTGCAAAATCTGGAAGTGGAAGAGGCCTAGTTGTACCGCCACCGCCACCAGGTAGTACTGTTCCTTCACGGTAGTTTACTCTACCACCATCTGCATACATATTAACTCTAACAAATTCATCAATCTCACTTTGTTTTGCATTTGGATTCATGTTTCCATAATAATATCTTAAATAATTTTCTAAACCTTCTTTACGATCTTCACCGCCGCTAAAACCACCTTCACCTTCTTTAGGTGCTCCCATACCTGCAATAATACTTGGGATTCCGATAGCAGCTGCTTTACCTAAACCTGATAATTTAAAACCTGTTCCTTTAGTTAAACCTAATTTTTCAAGAAATCCTTCTGTCCCTTTTGATTTACTTAAATAATCAAAAGGACCTGCTTTCATTCCTCCAACAGTTCCTCCTAAAAAATTTTTAGCGGTATTAAATTTTCCCATAAATCCAGCACCTGGAATAAAAGAACCTATACCTATAGCAAGAGCAGCTTTACCTAAAGGTGACTTAGCTACCTTTTTAATTTTTTTTCCAATTTTTTTAACAAAACTTCCTAAGCCGTATTGTTGTCTAGGTTGTTGCATTCTACTTATTGTCATCATTTTCCTCTGATGCTGCGCCTAATGGCATTGCAGCTACTTTAATTTTTACTGATCTTACTACAAATTCTCTTTGAGTTGGAGAATTAGGATCTGCGATATCGTCCTCTGCTTCTTGGTCAGAAGAGTATTCGTAATTGGTATTTTTATTACGTAATACTACCTCAGTTTTACATTTAAGAACAGGTATTTTTTTACCGTCAATTATAGTATGAGATATTTCTGATTCTTCTATAAACATTAACTTGCCCCTTGTTGTGGTATATAAATTCTTGTTGTTTCTAAAGCAGCTGTTGTTCCCGTTATACCAGATGTATTAGATGTTTCAATCTTTAATACGTCCTTTTCTTCCATAACTATAGACCCTTTAAACACGTTAGTAATTAAAGGTCCTCCAAACTCTACATAAGCTATTCTATTTAAAGCTCCTGTCGAAAAATCTAATATAAATACAGACACATTTTTACTACCACTAACATTTACAAGCTGTAAAGTTTGAAATATAGTAGTGGTTTCATCTGGACAAGTAAACACAGTTTCAGGTGTATTAGCTTGTGTTGGTGTATAAAAACCATTTACATATGCATTAGCCATTAAGTTCCCCAGCCATCATCTTTAGATATACCACCTTTGAACCAAGCATATCTATCTGATTTTTCATTTAGTTCTTGTAAAAATGTAGAATTTAATTGATCGACCACAGACTGTATAGCTCTATTAATTTGTTTTTGAGTTGAAGCATCATACTCTTCTCTAGGTTCAGGTATTCTAACTACTATCTTTGCCACTAAAAACTACCCATACTATCTGATCCACCTTTATCACCCGGATTATTTCCAGTATCTCTATCTCCACCGTCCATAAAATCATTATCATATCCACCTTGATATCCACCGCCACCTTTTTTTTCATTTTCTTTTCTCATACGTTCTATTTCTTCTCTTTGAGCTTTTTCTTCCGCAGCTCTTGTAGTATTTGCAGCTTCAACTCCTATATTTTGAAATTTATTAGTAAAATTAGGTGTTGTAATACCTAGTTTTTGAAAGAAGCTTTGATTTTTTTTGAAATCATTAATTTCTTCTTCTAGTTCTTCTGCTGTTTTTGTACTACCTAAAAAATCTGTTTTAGCTTGATCTAATAAACCTAATCTATTTTCTAAAACAGAAGTATCTAAACCTTTAGCTTGTTTTCTACCAATTGTTTCTTTTATGGTATCTATTCTATTTTTAAAAGAGTTTGCATCAATTTGATTTGCATTGTATCCAGCCATAATACCTTGTTTAGTATTATAGTCATTTGTTACAATTTGACCGGCGCTGTTTAAACTATATCCTTTACCTAATAAATCATTTTCCATTAGAGCTCTTTTGTTTGCAGGTAAAAGACCTGCAACACCTTTAGCCATTTTCATCATTCCCATACCAGGAATAGCGCTTGATAATAAACCTTTTAATAAACCTGAAACAGAAAAACCTTGTTTTTGTGTTTTCTCCGTCATAGAACTTCTTGGATCAAAATAATCTCTTTTTGTTCTTACATTTGGATTATTCATTGCATTCATATTGTAAGGATCATTACTTTCATTATCTCTTATAGCTGCTTCTACTATAGGATTGTTAAAAGGAATTGCATCAGTTTCTTCGTCCTTATCAAAATCCATTATAAATGGATTTTTAGACTCATCATAGTTGTCAAACATCCCACCAGATGTTCCACCACCTTTATTTTTTTCATTTAAATATTTAATAACGTCTTCGTATAATGCCATTATCTTTTTCCGTCCGGTTGTATATCTAACCTAAAAGTACCAAATCTCCAGGATTCTGAAGCTGAGTCATTCTCAATCTTTACATTGACAAACCTACCCCTAGCTCTAGTGTCTTTTTTATCAGTACTTGAGTTAATTGTAAAGGGACTTAAACTACTTACAGTATCTGATTGTTGAGGATATCTTTTTATAGCTAAAGTTACTTTAGCATTACCATCTAAGTCTTTAAAATCAGGTACAAAACGCCTTACCGCTAAGAATACATCCCCTGCTTCTCCGCTTTGGCCTTGTAGATCAAAGTCATATGATTTAATAAAAGAACTAACAGTAGTTACAGTTCCTGTTTCATCTACTTGATCTGTTCCTATTTCTTGTTCAAAAAATTGTGACTTACCTAAACCAGCTTCACCAACTACTGTTGGAAAATTAGCTGTTCCTGTGTTTGTAAATTTTGTAGAAAAAGGTTTTGGATATACACTAGCATCTAACCAAGTAGTTCTAGCTTCTGTTCCTGTATACCAAACTTTATCTGTGTAATTATATATAACATATCTATCTGCATATTCAGAATTTGCAGAAGGATAATACCAAATAACTTCTGTATATAAATTATTTATACCTGCATATACTTGTTGACCTTTTGTAAGATCTATATCACTATAAACATAGTCTTCTACACTACATGGTATTGTTTTAACGGTACCATCAAATGCAAAAAATCCTTTTGTCGACATCCAAAAAGAAACACCATCAACTTCAACAGCAGCGTTTTGACCTACTAATCCACAGTTAGTACCTACTTGTTCAAATCCAAATGTAAATGGAGCTCCAACAAATCGCATGTTATATAATGCATTATCTGTCCATACCATTATAGTTTCTTTTGCTCTTAGTGTTCCCATTAATTTAGTACCATCTTGTAATCTTTGAGAACCTGCAGTGTTTACAGAAGTTGGAACATAACTATTAATATTTTCTTGATCAGAAAAAGCTACAGCCATATCATCTTGATCTGTAGTTCCTGGTAATACAGTTCCAAAATGAACTAAGTGTCTTGTTGTAGGTGAAACCATTGAAAATCTAGATGCTGAAGGATTACTTGTTGTTTCAAAATTAGTTGTATTTTGTGCAGCTCTAACAGTTAATGGATTATTAGCTCCTGCATTCCATGTAAATGTTTTACCATTTGCAATAGTTGCAATTAATACTTGACCAAAATTATCTAAACTCCAGAGGCCTGGTTCTAGAATTACGCTACTTGTTGTAGAAGCAGTTCCCCATGTACTACTGCCCCAAGCATTTGTACCCCAACCATAACCTGCTGTTTGAGTTTGTGGTCCAACAACTTCATATGGAGCTACATCTATACTACCACCTGGACCCGCTGCTCCTGTTGCATTAGAACTTTGTGTAATTACAAAATTATTTACATCAGTAACAGAAGTTACTTGAAATAATTTATCATTAAAATCAGATGCAGAATAACCTGTACCTGAAGGTAAAGTTGTTTGACTTAATAATATAATATCACCAGCACTTAAACCATGAGAGTTTTTTGTAATGGTTACACTAGCTGATCCTGAGACAGTTGTAATAGTACAAGAGTTAAGTGTAGATGCTAAAGGTGTAATATCATAAAGTTCACCATCATAATAAACAAGTAAAAATTTATCTGTACCAATAACTATATATTTTTTACCATCTAAACTTACAAAAGCGTGTTGTTGTCTAGCTAGTCCTACAATAGATGTTTTAATAGGTGATTGCCATCCACCAACTTTTTCTGGTAATCCATATCTAAATCTAACATTATCAGAATCTACCCAACGTTGTTCAGCTCCAGCTCCAGTAGTCTGTTTGTCTATTCCAGGTAATATTTTAAAGTCAATAAGAGCCACTTATGACGCTCCTTATGCTGTATTAGTTTTATATGTCCAACCTCTTGTAGAATCTACATATACTAAAGTAATTGATTGCCCAGCTGTACTAAGTACATCATCTGCCGCTGCACCTTCAATAGGTTGACTATTTCTACCAATAGTTAAATTGTTTGAATTAAATGTTCCTC